AACCCTAACCGATGATGGCGCTGCTAATATAACTATAGATGCTGCAAACCCTGATCAAACAGTAACATTAACGGGTGAGGTTACTGGTACAGGTACAACTAGTATATCTACAACTGTTTCAAACGGAGTTTTAGATGTTGCTAATTTTAATGCAGCAGCAATCGTAACAGAAGCTGAAGGGATTGAAAATAATGATAACGATACTACATTACCAACAAGTGCAGCTGTTAAAGCTTATGTTGATGCAGCCGTAGTCGGTGGCTTAATATACCAAGGTGGATATGACGCAGCAACTAACACCCCGAACTTAGATTCACCTCCTACAATAGCAGGTATCAAAAAAGGATGGACATATACAGTTACAGTTGACGGTACGTTCTTTACAGAGCAGGTTAGAGTAGGTGATGTATTAATTGCAGAAATTGATTCGCCAACAACTTTAGCGAACTGGACAACTGTTCAGAATAACATCGATATAGCTAGTTTAACACAAATAGGTATTGGTAATGTAAATGCTGGAGCAGGTATTGGTGTTAGTTACTCGAATGGTACTGCAACAATTACCGCAGCTACAACTTCTGTGACTGGTCAAATTACTGCTGGGTCTTTAACCGGAACGGTTAACCACACTTTTGGAATAAACACAATGGTTCAAACATACGACGTCGCAACAGGTGACACTGTATTTTGTGATGTAACTAGAACCACTACAAGTGTAACAGCTACGATAGCACAAACAAACGCTAGTAATATAGTTATTCTAGTACAAAGAATTGGATAATAAAATTTAATATATGAAATTTAAAAGCAACATAGAGGTCCAAGCGGGTCTGAAGGATTCTTCAGGCGCTCTTGGTACTTCAGGACAGGTACTGTCTTCTACTGGCAGTAATGTCAGCTGGATAAATCAAAGCGCAATCGCTAGCGACGTTCAGAATCAAGTTAAAGCTGGTGTTGCTATAAACAAGGGACAGGCTGTATATGTTACAGGTGCTGACGGTACAAATATAATCGTAGGCTTAGCTTCTAATACTTCTGAGGCAACCTCATCAAAAACATTAGGTTTACTTAACGCAACTGTTGCTATTAATGGATTTGCGGATGTTGTACAAATAGGTAGATTATCAGGTTTAAATACAATTGGAGCAAATGCAGGCGATCCTGTATGGTTAGGTACAAATGGTAATCTTATTTACGGATTAATCAACAAACCATACGCGCCAGCGCATTTAGTTTTCCTTGGTATTGTTACAAGAGTTAATGCTAATAATGGCGAGATATTTGTAAATGTACAAAATGGATTTGAATTAAAAGAAATCCACGATGTAGATATTATAACTAATGTACCTATCAATGGAGATGTACTTGGATATGATGGTACGCTATGGGTTAATAAAACAATTGCAGAATGGCTAGGTTACACACCTGCTAATGCTAACGGAACAACAAACTACGTGTCTAAATTCACAAGTGCTACAACATTAGGCAATAGTTCAATATTTGATAATGGAAGCGCCGTAGGTATTTTTACAAGTGCACCAGGCTTTGTTACACCGGGAAGAGGAGTGTTGTCTTTAAACGGTTCAAGTAATTCATTAATGGAGTTTCAAGCAGGTGGTGCTTTTAAATCATATTTATATCAAAGCGGAACATTTTTTGAAATATATGATACAAATTTATTACAGTTTGCTGTAAATGGTTCAGAACGTATGCGTATCAATTCAAGTGGTAACGTAGGTATAGGAACTACAAGTCCGAGTTCTAAATTGTCTTTATTTGATTCGTCAGATTTATGGATAAATATTTCAAGGGGTTCAAGTTTTGTAAATATTGGAGTTGATGCAACTGGGACTTTTTACAATACAAATTCAAATCACAGATTTTTATATAACGCTGGTTCGAAAGAAGCAATGCGTATTTTATCAAATGGAAACGTTGGAATTGGAACAACTTCGCCAAGTGAAAAATTTCAAATAGGTAACAATTTTAAAGTATCAAATGATGGTGTTACAACTTGGGGTGTTACAAATGGAAACGGAATTTTAAGTTGGGATAGTAACCTTGCAATTATTGGTGGTCTTGCAAATACTTCAGTTCAATTTCGTGCTAATAATGCCGAAGTAATGCGATTAGCAACAAACGGAAACGTTGGAATTGGAACGACAAGTCCTTCAAATAAACTTGATGTCGCTGGTTTATCTGTATTTAACGGAACACAAGTAAGAAGCACAGAAAACGGAAGTACAATAGTTGGTTTTTTTGGAAATAGGTCTGCTTGGACTGGTGGTGCTTTAAATAACGATTTGGCAATTTCTGCTTATACAAGCAATTTGTGCTTTTTTACAAACAATAGTGTTGGAGAAAGAATGCGGATTACATCAGGAGGTAATGTAGGAATAGGAACGACAGGTCCAGCAAAAAGATTAGACGTAGTTTCTTCAACTAACGATAGTTTTGATGCTATTGCAGTAAGACCTTTAAATCAAACGCAAACATTAAATATAGGTTGGCAAGGAATTGCAACTTCTTTAAATTTTATAGTAAGTACAAATGGTTCTGAAAGAATGCGTGTTGATACAGCAGGCAATGTAGGTATTGGAACATCTGCGCCTGACGCTTCTGCTGCTTTAGACGTTTCGTCAACAACACAAGGTTTCTTACCTCCTAGAATGAATGGAACCAGCAGAGACAACATAGCTTCCCCCGCTGAAGGATTAATAATATGGAATACTGATATAAGAACAATAGAAGTGTTTGATGGAACAAATTGGCAGAGAGTTGCTTTTGTATAAAATAAATAACTAAATAAATAAATAAACTATGATTACTTACAAGTGGATTTTTTCTGCATTTGATTGCAGAGTAGACGAAGATGGAATGCAGGATGTTGTTACAACAGTGCATTGGAGGTACAACGGTACAACCGAGGATGGAATATCAGCGGAAATTTATGGAGCACAGGCTGTAGGAACACCTACTCCTGACGCATTCACACCTTACCCTGAATTAAACGAGGAGCAAGTTATTGGTTGGATGGAAGAGACAATGGATGTTCCAGCTATGCAGTTAAACATTGCTGAGCAAATTGAACTAATAATTAACCCTGTAATGGTAACTTTACCACCTCCTTTTGCAAATACAGAAGAAACTATTGTTGCTCTTGTAGATGGTGATGTTATAATTGAAGAAGTAAATGTAGAAGTTAAATAAAAATTTGTATATTTACACACTTTAATTTAATAAAATCAAACAAAATGGAAAACAAAATTTCAGAATCTCAGTTAGAAAAACTTCAAGAGTTTAATCAATTTATGATTAATGCGTCTACAACGTTAGGGAACATTCAGTTTCAATACGAACTTACAAAGTCTCAAGTGGTTAATGAAATCGCTCAGAAACAAGAAACTTTTAACGAATTTAAAAAAGAGTTAGAAGAAGAGTTCGGTAATGTTGAAATTAATATTACTACTGGAGAGGTTACGGTACCGGAAACAAAAGATGGAAATTAGAAAAATATCAATAGGGGCTGATTACAAAAGCAACGCTATGCATTATATAGTGGGGCAAAAAATACTTGGCGATACTAATGAAATTCATCTTATAAAACTTGACGACAAACGAAACGCTTTGAAAATTTACATTATAAATGCAAAGGAAGAAGTAGTTTTGTGGAAAGAGTTTAATTCTCAAATACCAATTTCAATCGAATACAATATCAATTTCTAATGAAATCTCCTTTTTACTTTATTGCAAAGCCTAAAAAGGGAAAAAGATACGACAACACAAAAGACATAGCGGGCGTAGAGTTCATACTTAGTACTTCAGAAGAAGACTATAAGTTCTCTAACCGCTATGCTGAGGTCGTAGAATTACCTTTAGGTTATACCGGTCCTATAGAAATAGGAGACACACTTCTTGTGCATCATAACGCTTTTAAGTTTTATAATGATATGAGAGGTCGTCAGAAAAGTGGTAAGAGTTTCTTTAAAGACGACTTGTTCTTTATTGAGACTGACCAATTCTTTATGTATAAAAAAGATGATAAGTGGTTTGCGTATGACAGATATTGTTTTGTTAAGCCAATTCCTGCTACAGAGTCATTTATAAACAAACCTTTTAAAGAAGAACCCTTAATGGGAAGAATGGTTTATCCAAATGAATACTTGATTAGTCAAGGTATAAATTCAGGAGACCTTGTTTGTTTTGCTCCCGATAGTGAATATGAGTTTACTGTTGATGGAGAAAAGATGTATCGAATGTACGAGCATCAAATAACAGTTAAGTTATGATAAATATTGTAGATAATTTTTTAGACCAAGATTTATACGACGCTGTTTATCAGAGATTATCTGATAATGAATTTGTAAGAGTAGAAGTTGGAGATAAGTCTTTTTGGGTACAATATACATTTGAGGATTTTGACGAAATGATTGTCAATAAATTATCTGCTATTGATGGTGTACAAAGAGAATGCTTGTTAGGATTCTTTAGAGTAGCAACTGAGGAGTTTGATACCGATTGGAGAATACACGCAGACTCAAAGGTAGGGGATATTAGACCCGAAAGAGCACTTGTGCTATATATCTCTCCTTCTACAAAAGAAGGGCTTCACGGGACCGCATTTTGGAAACATAAAGACGTAGGATATGAAATGCCTTTAGATGTATCTAACGAAGAGGCAGATAGGTTTTTATCAGAAGAAGCAAACAATTTAGATAATTGGGATTTACACTCTGTTGTTGGTTATAGACCAAACAGAGCATTGATGTATCCTTCTAATTATTTTCATAGTAAGTATCCAAACACAGGTTGGAAAGAAGGTCGAATGGTATACGTAATGTTTTATAGATAACAGTATGACAACTAAAGAAACAAAATTAAAGATTATTGCTGCCGGTCATAAGGCAGTACTAGAACTTATAAAAGTCGCAGAAGAGTCAATCTTAAATCCTGATATGGAAGGAGATGACTTAGCCGCTGACAAACTAAAGAATGCAGCAGCTACAAAAAAATTAGCTATATTCGATGCTTTTGAGATTCTAAGTAGAATTGAGTCTGAGAAAGAAACCATTAATATAGAGGAGAACGGAGGAAGTAAAACTGATACAAAACAAGGGTTTGCAGAAAGACGATCAAAATAAACTATACTACGTAGTCAATGACTATATACCCAAGATTGTAATCTCTAATAAGAATAGAGTTAAGTCTTGGGTATATGGCTATAATGAGCAATACGATGTTGTGATTATTTCAAAGACAGGAGAGATTGGAGAGGTAATAAACATATCAGGTTTATATATCGCCCTACCTCCTACGCCTAAAGACTGCTACAAAACAAGCTCAGTAAAAACTGAACAACATTGGCAAAGAGAACCAATGCCTAAACAGTTATCAAGAATACAATCAATCTTTCAATGGAATGAAATGCCCGCTGATTTTAAAAACAGATGGGTAGACTATATCGAACAAGAGTTTGATTACAGAGAAAAAGGTTATTGGTTTATGAATAATGGTGTACCTACTTATATTACAGGTTCACACTATATGTATCTTCAATGGTCAAGTATTGACGTTGGTTATCCTGACTTCCGTGAAGCAAATAGAATATATTGGATTTTTTGGGAAGCCTGTAAAGCTGACAACAGAAGTTTCGGAATGATATACTTGAAGATTAGACGTTCAGGATTCTCCTTTATGTCGTCTTCTGAATGTGTGAACATAGGAACTCTTGCACGCGATGCAAGGGTTGGTATTTTGTCTAAGACAGGAGCTGATGCTAAGAAAATGTTTACAGATAAAGTAGTTCCAATAAATAGTAGACTACCTTTTTTCTTTAAACCAATTATGGACGGTATGGATAAACCAAAGACTGAATTGTCTTTTCGCGTTCCTGCTTCTAAGATTACTAAAAAGAATATGTTTGATACTGACGCTGACGTTATAGAAGGATTAGATACCTCAATTGACTGGAAGAATACAGAGGAGAACTCTTATGATGGAGAAAAGCTTTTGTTCTTAGCACACGATGAGTCTGCTAAATGGCTGAAGCCTAATAATATAAAGAATAATTGGCGAGTAACTAAAACTTGTCTTAGGTTAGGTTCTAAGATTATAGGTAAGTGTATGATGGGCTCAACCTCAAATGCATTATCTAAAGGAGGTCAGAACTACAAAGATATGTATGAGGACTCTAATGTTGCAGTTAGAAATGCCAATGGTCAAACCAAGTCAGGACTTTACAGATTGTTTATTCCTATGGAATGGAATATGGAAGGGTTCATAGACTTATATGGTATGCCTGTATTTAACAAACCTGAAGAGCCTATCAAAGGTGTTGATGGTGCTATGATTAAGAATGGTGCTGTTGATTATTGGAGTGCTGAGGTTGATTCGCTTAAAAGTGATGCTGATGCGTTGAATGAATTTTACCGTCAGTTTCCAAGGACTGAGTCTCACGCGTTTAGAGATGAGAGCAAGCAGTCTTTATTTAATCTTACAAAGATTTATCAACAGATAGACTTTAATGATAGTTTGATTAAAGAACACTACACTACAAGAGGGAGTTTCCATTGGCAAGATGGAATGAAAGACACTAAGGTTATTTTTACTCCTGACACAAGAGGAAGGTTTAATGTTAGTTGGACTCCTGCAAAACACTTGCAGAATAATGTTCAGATGAGAAACGGAGTTATGCACCCTGGTAACGAGCATATTGGTTCATTTGGTTGCGACCCTTATGACATCTCTGCGGTGGTTGGCGGCCGAGGGTCTAATGGTTCTCTTCACGGACTGACAAAGTTCAATATGGACGACGCACCTTCTAACGAGTTTTTTTTAGAGTACATAGCTAGGCCTCAAACGGCAGAGATATTCTTTGAAGAAGTTCTTATGGCTTGTGTGTTTTATGGTATGCCAATTCTTATAGAGAATAACAAACCAAGGTTACTATACCACTTTAAGAATAGAGGTTATAGACAATACTGTTTAAACAGACCTGACAAACAATACAATAAATTATCAAAAACAGAGAGAGAGCTTGGAGGTATTCCTAACTCGTCTGAAGATGTTAAGCAATCTCACGCATCTGCTATTGAATCTTATATAGAAAAGCACATTGGTTTTGATACCGCAGGTAACTATAGAGACTCTGATGAGATTGGAACTATGCCTTTTACGAAGACATTAGAGGATTGGGCTAAGTTTGACATAAATGATAGAACTAAATTTGATGCCTCTATTAGCTCGGGATTAGCTATTATGGCTAATCAAAAACACTTATATGTACCGGAGAAAAAAGAGTCAAAAATTATTATTAACTTCGCAAGGTATTCAAATGATGGAACTAATAGTCAATTAATTAGAAGAAAAACATAACAATAGATCTTACATCGTCAGCATTTCCTAG